CAATACGAGCTGGCCAAGCGCTGGAGCCTGTCTCCGCGCACGCTTGAACGCTGGCGCTGGGCACGCCGCGGCCCCGCTTTCGTCAAGCTGGGTGGCCGGGTCCTCTACCGGATGGAGGACGTCGAAGCCTTCGAGAATGCCCAGGCCCGCCAAAACACCGCCTGCGCTGATGCGCCGGCAACGGCGTGAGGATGGCCCCGATGACCATCCCCAACCACATCAGCGTGGACGATTTCGTTCACATGGCCGTGGGCGAGATCGTCGCCCTGCCGGCCGAGGTGCTCGCCAATCTCCAGCAGGAGATCGAGGAGCGCCTGCGTTTGGCCAAGACGGCCAGCGACTGGCTCAATGGCGCGCTTGTCCTTAAATATGCCGAGCGCGCCCGGCAGGCGCGCGGCGATGGCGGTAAGGATTTCGGCGCCGCGCGCTTCACTGACGGCGAAGTGACAATCGTCGCTGACCTCCCCAAAAAGGTCGACTGGGATCAGTTCGAGCTGGCCCAGCTGGTCGAGCGCATCAAAGCGGACGGCGAAGACCCCCGCGAATATATCGACGTCAGCTTGAAGGTCTCCGAGCGCAAGTTCGCCGCCTGGCCCGGCAATATCCGCAGCGCCTTCACTGCCGCCCGCACAGTGCGCAGCGGCTCTCCCAGCTTCAAGCTCAAGCTGGCGGGTGCGGTATGATGCTCCCGATCATCAGCGCCGATCAGCGGCTCGCAGAAAACCGCGGCATCAAGGGCGTCATTTTCGGCAAGTCCGGCATCGGCAAGACCAGTCTGCTCTGGACCCTTCCTGCGCCGACGACCCTGTTCTTCGACCTCGAAGCAGGTGACCTCGCCATCGAAGGCTGGCCCGGCGATAGCATCCGACCCCGCACCTGGGAGGAATGCCGCGACTTCGCCGTGTTCATCGGCGGGCCCAACCCGGCGCTGCGTGACGACCAGGTCTACAGCCGCGCGCATTTCAATGCGGTGTGCGCCCGGTTCGGCGATGCTGCAGCGATCGACCGCTATGAGACGATCTTCATCGACTCGATCACGGTTGCCGGGCGCCTGTGTTTCCAGTGGTGCAAGGGCCAGCCCGAGGCCTTTTCCGACAAGACAGGCAAGCCCGACATGCGCGGCGCTTACGGCCTGCACGGCCGGGAAATGATCGCCTGGCTGACCCACCTTCAGCACACCCGGACGAAGAATGTCTGGTTTGTCGGCATCCTCGACGAGAAGCTGGACGACTTTAATCGCAAGGTTTTCCAGCCGCAGATCGACGGGTCCAAGACCGGCCTCGAACTGCCGGGCATCGTCGATGAAGTCCTGACCATGGCTGAGGTCAAGGACGAGGCCGGCACCGGCTCGCGTGCCTTCATCTGCCAAACCCTCAACCCCTGGGCCTATCCGGCCAAGGACCGGTCCGGCCGTCTTGCCGTCATCGAGGAACCACACCTCGGTCGGCTCATGGCCAAGATCCGCGGGCCGGTCGCGCCTGCCAGCGAGCGGCTGGAATTCGGCTTGCCCGATCTGCCGACCGCCGACGCCATCCCCAACCAATCCCCTCAGAACTGATCAAGATAAGGAGCCCCATCATGGGTAGCTGGAACGATTTCAACGATGCCAAACAAACCTCGAACATCATCCCCAAGGGCACGCTGGCCAAGGTCCGTGTGACCATCCGGCCCGGCGGTCATGACGATCCCAGCCAGGGCTGGACGGGCGGCTATGCCACCTGCGGCACCACTGGCTCGGTTTATCTGAGCATCGAGTACATGGTTCTTGAGGGCCCGTTTGCCAAGCGCAAGGTGTTCGGCATGATCGGGCTCTACAGCGCCAAGGGCCCTGACTGGGCGAATATGGGCCGCGGGCTGGCCCGCGCCATCCTGAACTCGGCGCGCGGAATTGCCGACAAGGACAACAGTCCCCAGGCACAGGCGGCCCGCCGGATCAGCGGCTTTGGCGATCTCGACGGTCTGGAGTTTATCGCCCGCATCGATGTCGGCACCGACAGCAATGGCGATGACAAAAACGAAATCCGCACCGCCGTCACGCCGGATCACCGGGAATATGCGGCACTGATGGGATCGGTCGCGGCCCAAACGCCAGCACCGGCAGCTGCATCGCCTCAGTTCCCCGCCACACCTGCCACGCCCGCAACCGGCGGGCGTCCCGCTTGGGCGCAGTGAGGAACACGCCATGATCCTTCGTCCCCGACAATCCCTTTTCGTCGAGCGCAGCCTGTCTGCGCTCGGCACCCACGGCAACACGCTCGGTGTGGCGCCGACCGGCACGGGAAAGACTATTATTTTGTCCGCGGTTGCAGGCCAGATGATCGGCGACAGCCGTGCCAAAGCCTGTGTCCTTGCCCACCGCGATGAATTGACCGACCAGAACCGGGACAAATTCTCCCGGGTCAATCCGGGCATGTCGACCTCGGTCGTCGATGCCAGCAGCAAAGACTGGCAGGCCCAGGTTACCTTCGCGATGGTGCCGACCCTTTCGCGGCCGGCTAATCTCGACGCCATGCCGGCCGTCGACCTGCTGGTGATCGACGAGGCGCATCACGCCGTCGCCGACAGCTACCGGCGGATCATCGACCAGGTGCTGCACCGCAATCCTATGGCGCGCATCTTCGGGGTCACCGCCACGCCCAATCGCGGAGACCGCAAAGGGCTGCGCGAGGTATTTACCAACGTCGCCGACCAGATCTGCATGGGCGAATTGATCGCCTCAGGGCATCTCGTGCGTCCGCGTACCTTCGTGATCGACGTTGGTGTTCGCGAAGATCTCGACAAGGTCCGCAAAACGGCCGCCGATTTCGACATGGGCGCAGTCGATGCGATCATGAACAAGGCGCCGGTGACCGACCAGGTCATTGCCCACTGGCGGGAGAAGGCTGGTGACCGCCAGACCGTCGTGTTCTGCTCGACCGTCAGCCATGCCCAAAACGTGGCGGGCGCCTTCAATGCAAATGGCATTGCCGCGGCCGTCGTGCATGGCGATCTTGATGATGCGACCCGGCGTGCCACCCTTGCGGCCTATGATGCCGGTGACCTTCAGGTGGTCGTCAATGTCGCGGTGCTAACCGAAGGCTGGGATCATCCCCCGACCTCCTGCGTCATCCTGCTGCGCCCCAGCTCATTCAAATCCACCATGATCCAGATGATTGGGCGCGGCCTACGCACCGTGAACCCGGAAGATTATCCAGGCATCGTCAAATCCGACTGCATTGTCCTCGACTTTGGCACATCGACATTGATCCATGGCTCGCTTGAGCAGGATGTCGACCTTGAGGGCAAGGAGCCCACCGGCGACGCGCCCACCAAGGAATGCCCGGAATGCGGCGCTGTCGTCCCGGCTGCCGTGACCGAATGCCCGCTGTGCGGTCACATCTGGGAATGCGCCGGGCATGACCCTGCCGAACCACTCGGCCAGTTCATCATGGCCGAGATCGATCTGCTGAAGCGTTCGAGCTTCCAATGGGTGGATATTTTCGGGGATGATGCCGCGCTCGTCGCCATCGGTTTTCATGCCTGGGCGGGCGTCTTTTTCCTCAACGGCCGCTGGTACGGCATCGGCGGTCAGCCCCGGAAGACTGCACACCTCCTGGCGGTCGGCGAGCGCAGCATCTGCCTTGCCGCCGCCGATGACTGGCTCAACACCCATGAGAGCGACGAGTCCGCCCACAAGAGCCGTGGTTGGTTGCGCCAGCCGCCGACGGATAAGCAGCTGGCTTTCCTGCCGGTCGCCTATCGCTCGGATTATGGCCTGACACGTTACCACGCCTCCGCGCTGCTCTCCTTCCGCTTCAACCAGCCCGCCATCCGCAGCCTCGTCCTTGGCGCGGACCCTGATGCGTTTCGGGAAGCGGCATGATGGAAAAGACCCATGGAGAAATCGCCTTCCGCCGAACAGCGGCTGCGGTGCTGGCACCCACGCGGATTGCTGTGTGCAGTATGTCGTCGACCAACCTCTGGCTTCGGCTGGTTGGGCCCGCAACGCACGAAACATTCGGGCCCGTCTGTGTGGTTCTGCTCCATCAGCTGCCAGCGTTTCTTCTGGCTGCGAGCGCGAAAGGTGCCGGACATGGTTGATCTGACCGAGCACGAGATGGCCGCGATCCGCGCCACTCTTCAGCCGATGGCTGGGGTGATCGATGCGATCGGCTGGCAAACCCCGCCCAGCGCCTGGTCGCAGGAGCAGATGCTCCAGCTGATCTCCGTCGCAATCGAAGGCTTCCAGACGGCGATGCGCGACATTGCTGCTGCCGACCCGATGTACGTGCCGTTCTGATGCTGGACTTCAATCACCGTCCCGCATTCGGCGAACGCCTGAACGCCTTGGTCGATAGCCATCTCGAGACGGACAATGCCGCGCGCAGCCCCCGGGATTATCTCGGCGGCTCGCGGGTGGGCGTTTCCTGCGAACGCGCGCTCCAGTTCGAGTTCACCGCTACGCCCAAGGATGAAGGCACCGACTTCTCGGGCCGCACCCTGCGGATTTTCGCCATGGGTCACGCCCTTGAAGATCTCGCCATCGCTTGGCTGCGCGGCGCCGGCCTCGACCTGTTCACCCGCAAAGGCAATCGCCCCGATGGGGACCAGTTCGGCTTCTCAGCCGCCGGCGGGCGCCTGCGCGGTCATGTCGACGGGATCATCGCCGGAGCGCCCGCAACGCTTGGACTTCGTGTCCCCGCTCTGTGGGAATGCAAGACCATGAACGCGAAGAACTGGCGGGCCTGCGTCAAGGAAGGCGTGGTCATATCCAAGCCAGTCTATGCCGCCCAGATCGCGCTCTACCAGGCCTATATGGAAAGCAGCGTGCCGGGCATCTCGGCGGCGCCCGCGCTGTTCACCGCGATCAACAAGGACACGGCCGAGCTCCACCATGAGCTGGTGCCGTTCGATGCGGACCTCGCCCAGCGCATGAGCGACAAGGCGGTGCGCATCCTGGCAGCCACCGATGCCGGGGAACTGCTGCCGCGCTTCACCCGGACCCGCGAACATTTCGAATGCCGGTTCTGCCCATGGGCCATCCGGTGTTGGGAGATTGACCAATGAGCGACGACAACATCGTCCACTTTAATCCCTGGCGAGATTTCAACGACGCCGTCTCGCTGGAAGAGCTGTTTCTGGAGCCTGACCCGGCCCAGATCGCCGAGTTCTTCGATGTGGTGTTCGGCTATTGTGACGGTTTGATCCCAGTCCGCAGCTTCGCCGAAAAGGGCTCGGGCACTGAAGGCAAGCCACATAATATCTGGATCGACGCCGATGCCTCGGCACCGGACAAGCTGACGACCTTCGCCCATTGGGCCGGGCGCGAGGGTGCGGCGGTTTACGTCATTCCCGGCACGGTGGCGCAGAGCGGTCAGGCCAAGTCAGCCGATATCGCCGCCATGCAGGCCATTGTCGTTGATATCGACACCGGTGATATCGGGGCTAAGCTCACCCATCTCACGCAGCATTTGGGCGACCCCGCTCTGGTGGTGGAGAGCGGTGGGCGGACGCCGCAGGGCACGCACAAGCTGCATGTTTGGTGGAAACTTTCAGAGCCCGCGACCGGTGCTGACGTTGAGCAGGCTTGCATCGTGCGCGGCGCCATTGCTGCCAAAGTCGCTGGCGACGCTCATTTTCGCTCAGCCCA